TGCAATTACTTCTGTATCGTTCATTAAAATAATGAGTAAGTTGAAGGGCGATGATGAAAGTTCAGGTCGCCACGACACATTATGCTGCTCCTCTAACTCCTGATGTAATTTCTCTCATAATTTTTAATCTTTCTCCAGCTGATCTACTATTTATATCTGCAGGTATACCTTTCAATATTTTAAGTTGAGCTGGATTTAATTCTTGTGCTAGTTCCATTACTTTATCGAAAGTACCTGGCTCTTGTCCATCGTGATATTTCCAATCATGTAATTCTTTGTTATGTTTCTTTTCCTCTGGAGATTGTTCCATGTGAGGAAGTCTTATTTGATTACCGCGTGGATCTATACCCAAACCTGGGTCTTGTATTATCTCACCACGATCACCGAAATGTTTACCGTGAGCCATCTTCCAATCTGGACGACCAGGGACATCACCTTCACCGTAGTCATCATCGGTCTCTGCTGGTGCTGGTTCTCTAGGCAGCATGATGGTGTTAGGATTAATCCTTAGACCAGCTGAAGGCCAGTCTTTACCTGGAGGCATTGGGTTTGGATACCCAGGCCAAGGAGGTCTCCCTGGATTACCACCTGGAGGTGGGTTCTCTGCAGGTCGTTCTCTTCTAGCTACTTGTGATTCTTGTTTACCTTGTTCTTTACCAATAGCCAGTGCATTTGATAGATCTTTAACTGTTATTGGTGCATTGCGTGCCATAATTAGAAATTAATATTGGAGCGTTCAAGCTTTTCCATTATGTCTAAACGGTATGCTGAATCTCTCTCATAACGAGGATCACTCATAGCTTGGACAACTTCAGCTTGACTACGGAATTTAGATCCGTCTGATTTGGGTGCATTTCCTGTCAACATTTTACCTTGATAACCTTGTTCATCGTCGAATCTATAAGCCAGTGCTTTAACTGCAAAGAATGCAGACAGTGGATTACCTTCTTCCATAACTCTATCGAACATGGAAATCTCCTGTTCATTTAAGTTAGTCTGTGCCCACTTCATCATATCATTATACTTAGCTTCTCCACCAGCTACGTTCTTTAGCTCTTGTACGTTTTGTTCTGTAAAGTCTGGAGGTTTAGGTATGTACTTAGTAGCTGCATCCTTTCTCCATTCTAGATGTAGTTTAGCTAATTCATTAGTACTTAACTTGCCTAACTTATCTAGAGTCTCCTTACTATACTCACCTTTCTCAGATGTAGCTTGATCCCACAAGTCATCTAAGATTCCATACTCTTCAGGATCTGTCTCAGTTTCTTTCGTTTCTTCGCTATCTTCTTTGGACTCCACCTCTTCACTATCTTGGGAGTCCCTAGCTTCCGAGCTATCTCCAGCACCTTGGTCTCCAAGTTTCTTTTGAAGTTCAACATATGCTTTCTCTAGTTCTTGTGCGTCTTTATACTTGCCAGCTAAGAGGCTATCTTCTGCCTCTTGCATAGCTTCTCCAACCTGCAGAGAATCCTGCTCATCAGCATTGAGATTCTCTATCGAGGTTGCTTCTTCTGTGTTTTCAAATGTTAATGTTTCTGCCATAGTTTACTGAGGTGGTACTGGTGGTCCTTCAGGAGGTACTTCCCCTCCTCCTAATTGTTCTGCTAGTGCGGGGTTCTTGCTTGGATCAAACACTGGTGCTTTAGCCATGTTAGGGGCTTGCTCTATTGCTGTTTGTTCCATTTGTGCTTGCTGTTGTGCTTGCTGTTCTTGTTGTAGTTCTTGTACACTCTTCACTAGGTTGAGTACATCTATACCTTGAGCAGCTGCTAGTCTTTTAATTACTTCGTCAGGATTAATGTATTGTGCGATAGCTTCTGGACCCATTGTCTGTGCAATGGTCTGTAAGAATTGACCAAGACTTTGAACGTCTTGCCCTCTGCCCAATGCATTAATACCAGCAACAATGATAGGCTTAACCATACCCTTTGGTATACGTGGTATCTCGCCTGTCTTTTGGAAGACATTAAGTTTCCTATTTAGATAGGGTACTAAGAATTCTACTGTTAGTAATCCGAATAATCCTCCGAGTTGTTGTTCTAGTTCTAGCTGAGTCATCCGTACTTCTTCAGCAGTAGTACGTTCTGACTGTCTTACATTTAATATTAAGAACGCTTCACTTAATCTCGTTTCTAACCGATTCATCAGCTCATTAGCTGTACTGAAATCAGCGGTCTTGCCTACTTGTACAACACCTATATCATCTGGTCGTCCTTGGACGATAGCTCCGTTGCCTGCTTGGGCTAGGGTGTGGGGTTTAGTGGTACTTGAGGGTGATACAACGAACACTACTTTAGCAGCTGCTGCAGACCCTTCTACGAGTGCCTGAGACAGTGCTTCGAGTGACTTTAGATCCCCTATAAACTGACCTACTCTTCCACGACCATAATCCTCACCATCCACTGAGTTGAATCTTAGTGGCAACCACGGAGTAGCTTCTATTGGTGCTTTACTCTGAGATTTAGGAATGATCTTTCCATATACTTCTTGATGCCAGATAAATCTATTGTTATCTCTGGTGACATGAGTGTATACATCACACTCTTGGTCTTCTGGTTGATCTGTTTCAACCAATGGCATCTCTTCATCTTTAGGAGCGTACTCACCTAGTAGTTTCTTGTTGATACGTTCCTTGGTAACTATTTCTATCACATCTCCGTTGCCATCTCGTTCTATAACAAAGCGATTAAGAGGGAAGAGTTTAAGACCTGCTTTACCCATAAAGATTAGAGCATTACCTGCTACTACTAAATGTTGTAGTGCTTGGTGAATGATCACACGATCATCTGATGCTGCGATAGCATCAAGGATGGTACGTTCAATCTTTGCAAAGGATAAGTCGAGTTCTGATTTAACTTCTGGAGGGAAATCTGTACCTAGTTGAGACTCATCTAACTGTAGCTTAAAGAAGCTGGTTTGTGGAGGTACGAGACTAAGCGAGAGTTTACTCGCTAGTGCTACGACACCTTTGGCACCAACACTTTGCCATGGAGTCTTCAAATTCTTCATACCTTTTGAGTTCTCTTCGTGACCTCTAATAAGATATGGTAGGGTAAGTTTCCCTGCGTCTTCTGCTTCTGTTAAGTACTGAGCACGTTCACTGGATAGGTAGTCATACCGTTCTTTTGCTGACATTATTCTTAGATGTTAAGGGACTGATTGATTCTCATACCGCCACGATTCATTGAACCGTAAGCTCCACCGCCTCTTCGTTGGCCTGGTGTTATACCTTTCTGAGTTCTAACTCCTTCAACACCTCCTTGACCTTGCAAGTTATAAATGTCTTTGAATTGTTGTTGCTGTTGAGCAGTCATGTTCTGGAACTGTTCATTCTGTTCCATTGCTGCTTGTCTTTGAGAAGCTGAGAGATTTTCAAACTGTCGTGTTTGTGTAGCTCCTAGTCCTCTAAAGTCTGCTCCTAGTCGTTGTTGTTGGGTACCTAGTCCTTCGACTGTACTTCCCAATGCTCTGAAGTCTCCTGTTAATCCAGCTAATGCATCTGCATTTGCTTGGCGTTGTTGTCCTTCATATGATAGTGATGCTTCACGACCTGATCTCCAGTTAGAGAATTCCTGTCCTCTTCTGTCTAGGTCATCAAACTTAGATCTGATCCAAGCGTCATCATAATCGTTCGGTGTTTTAGTTGTATGATGTACTGTTTTAGTTCCACCGCCACCCATTGTTCTAATCTCCAAGTGTAAGGGTTACAAGGGAATGCTTATCATTCCATTTTAATTTTCTGGCAAGACCTTTTCTTACCTTGGCCTCGATAAAATCGCAGCCATTTAATTTAGCAAAAGCAATAACAGAATGCTCAAAGGTAGCCATGACTTCTTCATAGTCATGCCCTGATTTAGTAGCCCAAGCGTGGATGTAAAATGATTTCTTACGTGGGTAATCTACTAACTCTCCGAGACAAATTGATTCTATTATATATCCATTAACTACTATCCATAGGTAAGCTCTACCGTCTTCGATAGCAGGTAAAAGATCCTCTGCTGTCACTCCTTCTTCGGAGTGTTCTAATGCTTTATCTATGAGTGGTTTTATTTCAGCCCATAGATCTGGTACATCCTTGGGTGGTACAAGATGTGCATGCATTAGTTGTTCTCTAATCTATCTTGATACCATTCTACTACTGATCTCTGACCAGCTTTATACATGATAGATGATATCTCTTCTTTAGGATGAGGGTTAACTACTGGAAACTTCTCATCCATTTCTGCTGCCAATGACTCGAGATTAGGACCGAGTAGTGGTTCAAGCGTATTGGGGTAGGTTGACATTGCTGTGCTCAAAGAATGCTGGCATACGGGCTGATCTGGTGTCAGAAAGTTGAGGTGCCTTGCCCTCATACATTAATCGGTCACTTGAATCCAGCCAAAAATTTTTGTCCAAATATTTATCGGTAGTATTTATACC